CTTTATTCGTCATTAGCAAATTTCCTTATCAGTTCGTACCATCTCTGCTTCCAGTACTCTAATTTAGTTTTATTCCACATGTTGGCTGCATGGTTTATTTCGTTCATGTTCATTATATCAAACCTTCATCTCTAAGCTTTTCTACATGAATGCCTTTTTCTTCATCAGCATCTGGTAAACTTTCATCTACATTAAGATCATAATTACTTCGTGGATCTTCAATTAAAGCTATCTCTTTTTTGGTTTCTTTAATGATTTGTTTGCAATGATCTTTAGCTTGTTCCAACACAATAGTTAAATTGGGATAGTTAGAAGTAAATACACCATAAATTGACAGATCGTTAATAGCTGCTGCTACTCTTGCTAAACCTTGATACCTTTTCTTTAGTCTTTGAACTTTACTATCGTAAGGCAAGTTGTGATCTACTGTATTTTTTGTTTCCATTTTATATTCTCAATTTTAAGTTCATTAATTTTAATCTCTTTAATCTCAGCATTCTCACCTACTTCTGCATCAGCCTCATCTGCAAATTCTTCTGTTTGAACAAATGAAGCGACACCTTGGGTTGTTTTAATTATTCTTGTCATGCAAAAAATTAGGCATTGGTTTAGATGTCTCATCATGAATGTTTTTTTCTATTGAAGATAATTCGTCTAAGCTTGGAACCGCTTTAGTAATATCTCCGCATTCAATAGTAAATCTAGTGTATGGCTTATGGTCTGTTTTTATCATGAATAATATTTTGTCATGATCTTTTTTTCTAACCTTAACAAAGACACACCATTTGCTATCACAATCGGTATTCTGCTTTTGATATTCTATTTCAACATCATCTACTTTTATGATTTTCATAAGAACCTCCGCCTATTATTTTTCTTTTTATTTCATATTCATCATCTTCGATTGCGTGCTTGATTTCATCTTGCTTAGCTTTAAAATCACACATACGCATAATAAGATTAGGATCTAAAATATCTGTTACAGGAAAGTTAAAAAATTTGGAAAGCTGCGTTAGCCTCCAAACATTTATACAATTAGCTCCTGCTTCGTACTTCTGCATCTGTTGAAAAGTTATGTTGCAAGCTTGTGCTACTTTTGTCTGTGTCAAGCCTCTGTGTATTCTTATGTATCTCAAGTTAGCTCCAATCATTTTACAATAATCAACCAACTCTTTATCTCTTAATAGTCTCATTTTTTTATTTCCATATATCCAAGATTTTCAGCAAAGAAATCTTCTATTTGTGTTTCAACATTACTTAAATCAAACGTAGCTGATCTTGCTGCTGTTGCTTTAAAACAATCTTCTGGCATCTGTTGAAATTTATCATCCATCTTTAAAAAATAACCAGGTCTGCCATTTTTCATTTTCAAAAACCAAGGAGTTTGTTTTAACTGTTTAAAGTCACCTGTTGTTTTGTCCAAAAATTTACTGGACATCATTGAGGAGTAGGAGTTTCTAATTCCGCTCTTTACGTAATTACTCATAACGGATCATCCTCATCTTTTAGCCTGTACTTCGCTAACTCTGTTGCAAGATTGGCTATTAATCTTTGAGCTGTTTTAGGTCTGAAGGCTATTCCTTCACCAAATTGAGCAAGTAATTCTAAATTGTGATCACCAATAGGAGCAAATTCCCAGATCGGTTCATTCATTATTTTTTCAATGGTTAAAGTTAAAGCTACTAAATCATCTTTTTGTTTTCTTAACTTTGGATTTTCAGCTGTAGGAAATTGAATAACGTTATTCTGCTTCCGCTCTTTATTCATAAGGTTAAAAATTTCCTTCCAGCTCATTTTGCTTTCCTTTTTTGATTTGAGTTTTTCCAACTTTTAAAACCATCTATCCAAGCTTCAGAAGTCGTTTCATCTCTTTGCCAGGCATCATCTTTTACAATGCCATCGGTATTAAAGATTTTCTCTTCTGGTTTGTGCATTTCTTCTGCTTGAACCAGATAAGCTAAAGCATCATCGTAACTATCTTGTTTGTAACGATTGGATGCTCTTACTATTTTCGCTGCCGCATACATCAGCGCAACTTTATGTCCAGGTATTTGTCTTGCTAAAGGAACTCCATCAGCCAATTCGTCATCCAATATTACGGACCAAACTTTAGCAATCTTTTTCATATTGCTTGCAAATGATCCGTAAATCAGTTCTCTGGATTTTTCGAGATCGGCTAATCTATTATTTAGATTGTTTTTTGCCATTCTCTTTATATTCCTTATGACCTTTTTGGATATAGAACTCCACGGTCTTAGACATACTTATTGGCAGCTCAAATTTATTTTGGGATAAGTCTTCAAGCAATTTGTATGTTTGAATATTTATCGCCACACTTTTAAATTTGTCTGGGTTCATTACGCCTCCAGATCCGCTGGATTAAATGAATTATCTGCTTTAGCAGGTGCTCCACCTGTTGCAGCATCATCTAATGGTTCAACACGATAGAAGTAGTAATACTCACTACCTTTAGGCATTTTACCATTTCCGCTTGCTGTGCTTCTATAGGCTCCAAACTTCCATTTCTTTCCGTCAACTACAATGTTGCCAGACAAGTCATAAGATTGAGGCGTCTTTTTATTTTGAACTGGGATTGCTATTCCAAGGTCAGGTCTTTTCTTTTTAGTTTCTTCAGTCATTACTGAATAACTCCTTTTGATTTAAGGTTAGATTTAATGATTGTGTACTCGTTCATAAAACTTTGGTACGTCAAAGGATTGTTTTCCTTTAGTGTACTCAAAAATGTCTTATTATTAGTCAACCATTGGTTATACGAGCCAGAGTGCGAGATGGTTTTTAATTCCGATAACGCTTTCTGGATCTTTTTTGATTGCTGCTCTATCGCAGCGGTTACTTCTTCAGCTGATGCAATGCTGTCATTTGTTATTCCAAGAAAACTACACATCCTACCGATAGCGCTAGTTTCTGCGTTCTCAAGTGCTGATGTTTGATTTATTCTGGATGCAGTTCTTTTTTCTTCTGCATGACCTGTTGCAACAAGCTCTCCATCAATAAAGCCGTTTGCTTTAACAACAACGGTATCTTTATCAATAGATATTATTTCTGTAGTGATTTTAAGACTTGTTCCTAAAACTCTTCTAGCAACAGCAATTCTTAAAGCTACTGTAGCATATTCCTTAGAATGAATAGATATTGTGTTTCCTTTTAAAGATTTTTTAAACTCAGAAATAGTTTTAACAAGTTTATCTTCGCCAATTAAAGTATTAGCCATGTCAATACTCCTAGTATTATAATTAATGTTATAGCGATTATTATACGTATTCGCTTTTCACGTTGATTTGCTTCTTGCAAATCTCTTTTTAAATCTTCGGACATGTTAGTCATTAAACTATTCCCCACATCGCTTTGATTTCTTGTAAGACATCCGTTGGATAGTTGTTCCACGCGTAAGGATGATCGAACATCGGATCCATAATTTCGATTGCGCCTGCTATTATTTCTTCTTTAGTTTTATCTTCATTAAGCGATAAGATTTTTTCTCTTCTTCTAAAAACATTCATCATGATTTGATAATTTTTCTTTAATCCTTCAACGGTAAGTCCAGGACAATTATTGGAAGTAAATACTTTGTAACCTTCTTCAACTACGTAAAGTAAATAAACTGGAACTTTGAAATTATAATAAGAAGAATAAAAAGCACATTGAACTAAATGATTAAAACTTGCTGTTGTAGGTATTGCAGCTTTAACAAAAGATCTGCTTCCATCTTTTTTTAATTTACCTAGTCTTGGATATTTAGTTTTGAGCTCAACTATCTTCAATGGAAAGGCTGCCGTAGCAGTCGGATTTACTTCAGACGAAGAATTACCGAGCATTGAAGCGCCAAGCTCAAAATCTGTCCGTCCAACTGTAACCAACGAACAAGGAGAACAAAAAGTTGGTGCATTGTCAGACGTTAAACTGATTTGCTTTTCACAGATAACTGGAGAAGCTAAACCAATTTCTTCAAGCGCTTTGAAGCCATTTGTAACCAACTGAGGTATTACCTCTAAATATTTGTGATGCTTAGTTCTATCTTTATCATCCGTTGGTTTATAATCTTTGTATTTTTCTAATTCTTCCTGGAGACTTTCTTCTTTTTTAAGTTTGGTCCATTTAACAGGAGCTAATTTTCTTACAGAATTTAATTTCCAAATTTCATCAGCTAAAACATTTTGTAAAACATTACCGACTGCAATACCTGCTGCCATAGCTGCGTTAGGTTTTAAAACTAATCGTCTAGTAGGTTGATCAAAGTGTACGTACTCAATTAACCAAGCTGC